TAATATTCCAAGGATTTTTAATCTGGTTCTTATTGAGCCCGGAAAGAGCTTTGTCCGCGTTATCCAGAGCATTGGCCGAGGCATTAGAAAAGCAGAAGACAAGGACTTCGTCCAAATCTGGGACATTACCAGCACCTGCAAGTATGCCAAAAGACATCTCACTGAGCGTAAAAAATATTACAAAGAGGCCAAATACCCCTTTACATTAACCAAGGTTAATACATGAGCGAAAGAAAAATAAGAGAATGGGCATATCCTTTCTTAAAAAATAAGAGAACATATATCGATATAGGTGCTTACATCGGCGAGACGTCTCTCCCTTTTTTAGATGAATTTGAAACCGTGATAGCCTTTGAACCTAATCCGAATAGTTTTAATATATTAAAAGAAAATAAAAAAATAAAAACGTATAACTTTGCATTAGGAAAAGAAGATCACAAAACTAATTTAATTATTCCAACCGGCCAACCTGCATCCGACGGATCTATAGCTGTTAGAAGAAATTTAAATTGGATCGGTGAAACTATTGAAGTCGATGTTAAGAGATTAGACGACTTTAATTTCACTAATGTTGATTTTATAAAGATAGATGTAGAACAAGGTGAACAAGAAGTTATAATGGGTTCGTTGGAAACTATTAAAAAATACGAGCCTGTGATTATGTTCGAGAATAAAAGAAACGAAAACGATATTATCATTCTTTGGCTTCAAACTTTAGGTTATACTTTAATAAAGCACAAAAGTGATACAGTAGCATTCAAGGAAAAAAACGATGAAAATTTTAACACTTAACAATACAGCATTTGATTTAAATGATTTACCGGAAGAAGTAGACGAAGATACTAGATTTAGCGTATTAGATAATTCTAATCCAGCAGAACCTGATTTCTTTTTTATGCCTTTAATCTTCCTTGAGTCGTTTAATAGTCCTGCTATTCTATTAAATATCGGAGGACACGAAGTTCAAATGCCTTTAGATTGGTGTATGGTAGTAGGGGACAAAGATTGCGGATTAGATCCCGAAGTTCTTCCATTAACGAGTATTAATGAACGAGGGTTTGATGCTCTGCTGTTTAATCCTATTAAAGGATTCAAAGCCGACTATGCTCCAATTGAAATTGTAAACATTTATCAAGATGTCAGATGGTATTTTCCTAAAATGAAGAATGGGCAGTTGTTGACTGTTCCGTTAACCGACGGTGAAAATCCCCCATGTGCATTTTTTGTAAAAGAAATTAGTCGTCAGAGCGAAGTTTTACAACTACATAAACTAGTCTAATGCCACTAGACAGCCTAATGTGGAATAATGAAGATTTCAAACGTCGCTGTATCGGCTGGGAATTAAAATTCAGTATTTGGCCTCGACGTTGTTTCTACACAGGTAAATATCTTTGGTTAAAAACGGCTTATCTTGGAGTTGGCATGATATGCGGCCCGGGAGAACCTGTATTTGAATATCGCTGGTGCGAAAAACATCAATACTTATTTTTAAAAATTAAAGGAATAATATGAAAGCGGGTAAAGTTTGGGGACAGACAGAATTATTAGAAGCCAACGGTGTTTTAGAATTTCATCGTATCGAAGCCAAGAAAGGCGGTGTCTGTTCAAAGCATAAACACAAGTATAAATGGAACGGATTTTTTGTTGAAAAAGGAGAAATGATTATTCGAGTATGGAAGAATAATTATGATCTAGTCGACGAAACACTATTAAAGGCAGGACAATATACAAAAGTTGCTCCTGGAGAATACCATCAGTTTGAAGCCGTTACAGATTGTATTGCTTTTGAATTATATTGGGCAGAGTTCGATCACGACGATATCGAAAGAGAAACTGTTGGATTTTCAAAATAATTAATTTTGTTCTAAAATCTCTTTGACTTTGTCTGGATAATCGGTGCATATTCCGAATACAATCGACGAAGGAAAATTTCCGTCAGCATCCATCCAACAAGCGATGCTCTTTCTTCCTAGATCTTTTCCTTCGTAGGTCCACACAAATCCCTTACTAGTAATTGTTCGATCGTCTTCTTGATGCCAAAAACAATGTATGTCGTTGTTCAGCATAAATTCTAAAGCTTCTAGATTTTTTGCATGACACCACAGATGTTTATTTTTTAAAAAATCTAATTCTACTTGGTGTTGACCGTAATCATGTCCTAACAGTATTCTATTGTCGATTAGCCAAACATCGATCTCAACATCATAACCTTGATCGATCGCTTCTAAAATATAAGAAGGATTATTTTCAGATCCTTTATTAGGACCGGCTATGTTTCCTCTATGGCTGATTATTCTCATAATATAATATATCCTTTACCTGATAAATCTTCAATGTCACCTTCGAAATAGGGATAAAAAATAAAACTAGGTATAGCACTATGCTTTGGCGGATTTTTAAATAGGCTTTTTTCCCACCTCTGAGAATCAATGCCGGGCCATTTAAGACTAAAAATATTTCCGCTATGTTGCATATATCTAGGCGTTGATCTATCGTCAGATGCTCTTTTTACCACTTCTTCAGTTGGATTCCAAACCCTTCTATGATGGTGATCATTTATAGATACTTTGTCTTTATGATACAACCATGCTCTTAATAAAAAATCACCTTCATAATACCCTAAGGTGCACATCCTTTCGTCAAACAATCCTATTTTTTTAATAGCATTAGGTAATATACTAATGAAACAATCGCCCCAACTACATTGATATAAATCGTATTGTTTGTGAATTTTTCTTAAAGTTTTATACCATCCCGGTTCCCATACCGCATCGTCTTGACAGAGTATTATTTGATTGCATTGGGGTTCGTTAAGATTTTTAAATCCAAGAACTAGTGCTTGATTCCAATCTCTAGCTGGAGTTCCGCAACCCCAATCTGCACGAAGTGATTGATTATGAACAATAACTCTGTTTTTAAATTCCTCTGGGACTTCAAAAATAGTTGAATGATTATTAATTATGTTAACTTCAATTTCATCAAACGGAGCATTACTGCTAAAAAGAGAAGTTAAATTATTTTTTAAATCTTCTGGTGCTTTATATGTTAAAATAAAAATTTTTATATTTTTTTCCATGCAAAGCCTATTCCGTAATCATTTATAATATCAGCACAAGCATTACTCATAACATTCCATTTATCTTGATTTAAATTATTAATAAAAAAATGTGGACCAGGATGATACGCTGTGTCATGAAATCCAACAACTCCTGTATCGCTTAATAATTTTGTATATTCCCACTCCGCTAGCACTTGATTTATACTATGCCATCCGTCGATGAATAAAAAATCAATTCTATCAACACCCATGCTGTTTAATTTTTCCATAACAACATCTATATGTTCGCTGCGTGTTTGAATGGTGTTTATGTTTAAATCTATATTGTTGAGATATGTCTTATCTTCAATATCTATTCCTAGATAATGTGTATCATCTCTTTTGTTATTAAGAAAGATTGATGTGCTAGTATTGTTAAACCTTTTACTTCTGCTAACTCCAATTTCGACAATGCATCGACAGTTTTCTTTAATGGATAAAAATCTAGGTAATAGGCTCATTTGATTATGAACACTAAAATCTTCTAAATCTCGTGACCTTGACGGAAACATCGGTAAACCTGTTTCTTCAAAACAAAATCGTTTATCGACAAATGGCCAATCGAGATCGTCTCTATAATCGTTGAACCTAATATCTTTAACTAGATCTTCTTCCCATTTCATTGAATCAATCCCCATTTTTTAATAGCAATATCGTATTCCTCTCCACCAATGCCGTCTACCGCTTGTCTCATAGCGGTAGCTCCTGCTTTCGTTCCTCCCGGATGCCCGTGAACGGAACCTCCTGCATTGGCAAGATAGTCTATACCTGCTATTTCTGTTACTTTATTAACTAACCCCGGATGCATTCCACAACTCAGTGCAGGAACTGTGTTACCTTTAGTTAAAATTTCTATACAGGTTTTAATCTCTTCGGGATCATCATTGCTATAGCCGCCAACCATACCTGTTTGAATAGTATCTGCTCCGCTTAGAGTAGCTAGTTGGCACATTACCGGCCAACTAATGCTAAATCTATGAGATTTGTCAGTGGTTACTTTCGCACCACTGCTCTGATAATGTAGATATAGCGGTAGATCTAACTTTCGAATACTATTGTATGCACCAAATCCGCTGAATACATTAATATGAACTCCTGTTCCGCCTAGCTCATGAACACGTTTAACACGATCTACTAAAATATGTGGATCACAATTGATCGTATGACAGAATACAATTTTTCGACTTTGTTTCGCTAGATAGTTAGCGATGATATCTACCCTGCGATCAAGCG